CCTTGGGCTTCCGTCCGGGGCGCAGCTTGCGCTCCGGCTCGGCGGCGTCGAGGACGGGTGCGCCGTCCATGAACTCGATCACGTCGGGGAGAGAAGGGCCGGAATAGCGGAACTCCTCGCCCGCCTTCCGAAGCCCGTTGTCCACGAAGCAGTCGACCAATGCCTTGACCATCGCCATGTGATGCTCCTATCAGGCGACCGTGAAGCCGCTGGCGTAGAACTTGCGACCGTCCTGGATGTCCATGACGATCTGGGCGAGGATGCTGCCCGCGGTCGGGGCAGTGCCGTTGACGTCGTAGCGGGCGCCGAGATAGCGCAGGCCGAGGCTTGCGATCTGCGGCGGGATGGCGACCACGTACTGCTTGCCGGCCGTGAGGTTGGCGAGCAGGACGTTCGTCTCCGCGAGGACGGTGTGGCTGGACAGGTTCGCGTTCGCCGACGCCACCACCTCGAGGTCGAGGCTGGTGAGGTTGTCGAACGCGGTGATCACGGTGAACACCATGTACAGCTGGCGGCCCTCGCCGATGTCGCGAGCGGTGCCGAGGTCGATGGTGTCGGTGCTGTAGGCGTCGGCCGTGATGGCCTGGCCCGAGATGGCCGAGCCGGGGGTGTTGGACCCGGACACGGTGAGAAGGACGTCAGTAATCATTGTGAGTGTCTCCCTTCAGGAGTGTGCGGGTCAGACGACCTGTGCTTCGGTGTTGAGGATGGAATCGACGCGACGGCAGGGAACGCCGAGGAACGACAGCCAGCTGTACGGCGTGCCGAACTGCGACAGGCCCTCGTTCACCTTCACCACGGCCTGGCTCTTGTCGAGCGCCATGATCGACAGGCCGCTGTGCACGGTCCGGTTCATGTAGAACGCGGCACGGCCCATCGCCATGTTCGGGATGCGGTACAGGCCACGCGCCATGAGGCGGATGAGGTTGCTGGCCGAGGTGGTCGCCTGGCCGTTCGTCTGCGCGAGCAGGTCGGTCGTGTTGATGTTGCAGATGCGAACGACGTAGCGCCAGTCCTTCACGACCAGGCCGTTCTTCCACTGGTAGCGCGTGGAATACGCCTGGAGCCGCGTGCCGTCCGAGTTGTAGACGGTCTGCTCGCCGAGATCCTCGTGCATGAGGCCGGCCGTCGATCCCTTGGGGAAGGGGCAGTAGACGGTGTTGTCGCCCCAGACCACCAGGTACACCGAGGTGTTCGCGGTGGCCGAGTACGAGCCGCCGCCGGCGAGGCCGTTGAGGATGTTGACGCTGTTGTTGGAACCCGACAGCGCCGAGTAGCGCGGGGCCAGCCCGAGGAACTGCTTCGGGTCGGTCGCCGGGTTGCCGTAGAACATCGTGCTCGCCATCGTCTGGTTCATCGCCTCGAGGAAGGCGGTGTCCTCCGACAGGCGGAACTGGGCGGTGTTGCCGTTCAGCATGGCGAGGTCCTTGTCAACCTCGCTGCGGGCCTCGAGGATGCCGCAGGCCTCATCGACCTGGGCAGTCGTGCTCTTGCTGTTCGGGATGCCCTGGTTGAGGGCGCGCCAGTAGACTTGGGGCAGGCCGGTGCGGATCACGACGCGCTCGCCGGTCGGGAGGTTGCCCTCCTTGAAGACGCAGTCCTCTAGGATTTCGTTCGACTGCGACAGGAGCTCGGCGATGATGGGCACGTTGCCCTCGGGATCGGTGCGCTTGGCCCAGTCCGCGAGGGTCAGGTTGGAAGTGGAGAGAGTTGCCATTGCTGTGGTTCCCTTGTTGGGTTAGGTGTTTGAGTAAAGAGCCTCGGCGAGGTCGGCGAAGCTGCGCGGTCCGGCCTTGGCCTGCGTGGCCGCGCCCGTGACCATGCGGTCCTCGCTGATCGCCTTTCCGGCGCGGAACATGAACCGGATGAGCTCCGGATGGTTTCCGAGTCCGGTTTCGTTCAGCAGCGTGCGGAGTTCGGCGGTGCCGAACGCATCGAGCGCCTTCTTCGCCACGCCCAGGTTCTCCGACAGCTTCTCGCCGCCGAACTCTCGGTCGGACTTGGAACTGTCGGCCCAGCCGTTGCGGGTGGCCTCGATCATCGCCATCTGGCGCTCGGCCATCTTGGGGCCGACCGCGTCGAGAAGGCGCTGCGCGGCTTCCTGCGACAGGTTCAGTTCCTTCGCCACCTGCGAGTACGAGGCCATCACCTCGGAGTCGAACGTCCGACCCTCGGGGACCTTGAACTCGTAGGCTTCCGGCGCCTTGGGTGCTTCGGCCTGGGGGGCCTCGGTCGCCTGTGCGTCGGCCGGCGCGGGTTCCTTTCCGGCAGGGGCCGCGTCGGCGGCTTGCCGGTCCTGGGTCGCGGGAGCCTTCTGCGTGTTCCCGTAGAGCTTGTCGGCCGTCGCCGCCACGCTTTCCGGGGCCGTCGATGGGGAAGCGGCTTCAGTTGGGGTTGCGGCCGTTTCCATCATCGTTGCTTGCGTCATCCTGGTGTTCCTTCATCATCACGTGGTACTGCTCTGGGCACGCGGCGTGGATGAGGCCGAGGAGCCTCAGTCCCGCGTTCCGGTTCCCTTCCGCGAAGGCCATCTGCATCGCATTGGCCGCGAAGGTGGTTCGGAACACGCCTGCGCTGTCGAGGAAGCGCCAGGCCATGCGCCTGCCGCGCTTCTGCGACATGAGCCACTTCATGTCGGCCTCCTCGTTCTGCCTGTCCAGGCGCTCCCTGAGTTCCTTGTCGGCTCGTTCGCGCTCCTGCCCGCGCAGGTCGAGGGGGTCGTAATTCGTGCTCATCGGCGAATGTAGTCCCGCGTTGGTGGATTACGGGTACTGACCATCGACCTCGTTGACCGTGATGATGACGGACGGGGTGGCCGGGCGAGCCGGCGTGGTCTGCGTCCCGGCGTAGGCGATGGACACGCCCGCCCCGTTCACCGACCAGTAGATCTGCGCGTACTGGCCCTGATCGAGGTCCACGAAGAAGTTCCACGCCGCGACGAGGAACGAGTTCCCGCCGGCGTGCTTCTTCGGGATCGTGACGGTCGTGTTGGAATTGGCGATGTTTGATCCCTGCTTGGACAGCCAGATGCTGACCTCGCGCTCGTCGTTGCCGGAGTTCACGAACTGTGCGCTGAAGGCGATGTTGTAGGTCGCCGTGCGGCTGGCGGTGATCTTCGAGTTGTCGACCATCACGACGCCGCGGCTGATCTCCGTGGTGTCGCACTCCATCGCCGTGGCCTCGTTGACCGTGGCCGTCTGGTTCGACAGGTCAACGAATGCCCCGATGTACGGGACGCGGGCGAAGTACGTCTCGCTGCCGTCCGGGTCCTTGACGCCGACGATGTCCCCGGAGGCGTTGTCGTAGATCCACGGGAACCCCTGCTTCAGGAATCCCATGTCAGACCTCCAAGGGGCTAGGAGATCCGTAGCCCGAGAAAAGGTTCGTGATGTCGGTGAGGGCGTTCGCGCCGCCGGTCGGCGCCTGCGCCATGTTCTTGACCGTCTGCGACTGCTGCTGCATGACGGCGGCCTGCTCCTTCGCGGCCATCGCCTGCGCCCGCGCCTGGCGAACCAGCGCGACGTCCTTGTCCGCGATGATGAGGGCCGGGTCGATGCCGAGCATGTCGGCGTACACGTCGGCCCACTCGTCCTGGTCGAACTTGTCGAGGATGTCCGGCTTCATCTGCGCGATGGCGCCGAGGTTCCCGACGAAGCGGTCGACGGCGTTCGTGCCGATGGCCCGCTGCGCCTGCGCCAGCATGGACACGAACTCGATGTTCAGGTCCATGCCCTGGAGTTCCTGCGGCGCCGGCGGGACGATCCCGGCCTGCACCATGCGGGTGAAGGTCGTGTCCACGAGCGGGGCGAGGAGCTCGTTGTGCAGGCGCTCGAGCACGGGGCCGAGCATGATGAGCTTCTCCTCGTGGCGCTCGGCTACCTCGGTGGCGGTCATCCGCGTGTTCGGGCCGGCGTTGGCGAGCATCAAGAACAGGTCCGCGTAGAACGCGCCCCGCACGCGCTCGCGGCAGTCCATGATGTCGTTCAGGAGGTACTGGAGGTTGAGGTTCACCTCGAATGCGGTCTTGATCCCGTTGTTGGCCGCGCCGTCGTAGTAGGAGATGCCGCCCGGGAGCATCTCGATGTCGCGGTTCTTCATCGACGCCGGCACCTGGAGGGGCGGCTTCGTCTGATAGTCGATGGCCTGCGCCTTGCGGAGCTGCTCGTGCTGGAGCTGCTTGACGTCGCCGAGCGCCTCCATGCCAGGGCTGTGGCCGTAGATGTCGCCGCCGACCACGGCCCAGCGGGGGACGAGCGCCGGGAACTGCATGAACCCGCTCTCGCGCAGGAACTTCCCGTCCTCGCCCCCGACCTCGAAGTACCACGACCCGAAGGGCATGTTGCGCGAGTCGCGCTTGCCCATGTCGCGGTCGGCACGCGGCTCGATGGCGTGGATCACGGGCACCCACTGGTCGAGGGTGCCGTTCGAGTACATGTTCCGCACGGTGACGGAGCAGTTCTCGAGGCCGAACTCCTTGACGATCTGCGACACCGTCATGTCGAACTCGCGGTAGAGCGTGCAGACGCGGCCCTTCGCGTCGGTCGAGATGCAGTACTCGCCGCAGGTGAGCGGGTAGTGGTGGATGACCTGCTCGAAGTCCGGGAGCACGATGGATGCGGCGGTGCCGAAGGTGCCGAGTTCCTCGTACATCATGTGCAGCGAGCGGTAGGTGTTCGACTTCTGGAACACGCGTTGCATGCGCTTCGTGACGTCATCGAGCCACAGCTTGACCGGGTCGTAGGAGTTCAGTTCCGGGTCTGGCGTGGCGAGCCGGAACCACTGGCGGGCGGGGCTTGTGGCACCGGACATCATGCCGGCGCCGAGCGTGCGGAGCGCCCGCGTCCCGGTGTTGTCGTAGATGTTGTTGTGGCGGCGCCAGCCCTTGTCGCGGTCTTGGCGGAAGTAGCGGCCGTTCCTCGGCAGGATGTACGAGGTGAGTTCCTGCCAGTGCGCGTACCACGACGCCCGCTCGGACTTGAGCTGCCCCCAGCGAGTGAACAACTTGTCCCGCGTCGGGGCGTTCTCGTAGGACTGGGCGTCGCTGGTGT